CAAACCCTGCGAAGCCTTGCTCATCCCAGTTCGCTGTTCCTTCAAATTGTCGATGTAGTCCATCAGAGGCCGGACTTCACCGCCTACGGGTGTGCCAGTAATGGGCTGAACCATACCAGCTTGGCGCATACGGATAATACCGCCAGCAGTGCCGTCCAGTACGTCATCAATATTCACCTGACCCTCGACAATCCCCATCCGTGGCAGGGTGCTGGTATATACGCTGTCGAGGTACTGCCGGAGCAGGGTAGACTTGATAACCTGCAAATCCTCGGTCATGTCATAGATTGATCTGCCGATAAGGCGGTGTGGCATCATAATCGGGGTGACTACGGCAAACGGCACATGGTCAAATGGCTCATTATGCAGTATCTCATCCGCACCCTCGCCAATGGCACAGATCCGGCGTAACTCTGCAATGCCATCGCCGTCATAGTCCACTTTCATTACGCACTCGTAATAAATGACCTCTGCCAGTGCAGGGTCAGCGGCATCAATGCCAGTGTTTGCCTCTAAGTCTTGGAAGCGGTTGGAACGCTCCTCATCGACATCTAAGCTATAAGAACCTGCATATTTTTCCACCACATCCTTGTCATAACCCATAGCCACTAAATCGCTGACTGTCATAACGGTGCGGTGTGCCACGAAATGCGCGTCCTCTAATGAGGTGGCTCTGCGGTTCACCAAAAACTCTTCGGGCGGTACGTTCTCAATGCGTATCTTGCCCTTGCTCTCCTTTACCCGAACCTTGAGGCTGTAGGACATATCCACAGGCATCATTTCGCCAGTTTCTTCGTCCTGAGCGTATGCGCCCGCCTCTTCCTCGATAACGCCCACAACTTCCATATCTGGGTTGCTTAGAAGGGCGGCAAGCTCAGTTTCGTTCAGGTTTTCGTACTCTTCCTCACGAACATCCTCTTGCTCGTCATAGTAATACTTCACCACGCCCAGCCGGAACATCAGCGCATCCTTGAACCAGTTGTACAGGATCTTGTACCCCTGATTGTCGTGGTTGATGACGTAGTTCACATAATCGGAAATCTGCTCTGCCCGTTCTGTATCCTCGGCAGTTCTGGCATTAAAGCGCACATATTTATCATTGGCTGTAAAGACGCGCATGAGGTTGGGCATGATAGCCTCAATGGTGTCTGACACCTCGGTGCTGACAACTTGGGAGCGCCCCTCGACTTCATTGCCCATAGGTTCGCCAAGATAAAAATCCATAGCGCGAATACGCTCTTGACTGAACTCTTGGTCAAAGTGGTTCAGACTGTCGCGTATCTCAGACGAAACAATGCTATTAAGCTGATACTCGTCCATTTGCTCTGGCATTTTTCTTTCCTTTTGGCTTTGCCTTAGTGCCATGCAGGCATTTAGCCTGTGCGTCACACATCTTGCGAGAGACACATCCTGAGCATCTCTCGTATGTTTCTGCCACCTCTTCTACCTGCTTCACACGGGGCAGGCGTGGCCTTCTCATTACCCGAACTACTTGCATCAGTCTGTTGAATAGTTTCCTGTCATGCCGTTGTAAGCCTTCTTGGGGCGGCGCTTAGGTGTTGGAATCTTCGGGGTCATGTCAGCGTTATACATACCCTTGTTGATAGCCATTTCGTTCCGCATACCCAAGCTAGGGCGTGGAGCAGGTGTGCCGATATTCACCTTTTTGCCTTTACCGTAGTTCATTTCTTAGCCGCCTTTTTCTTTGATTTGGTTTTGCCTGTCATGCCAATACCACTGCTTGTAATTACAGGATGAGATACAGGCTCTGGTAATGTAACAGATACGCCGTCCTTTTTATAGGCTATACAGCGCTTCTGCGCCCCACACCGATGCGGATAAGGGCAGTTATCACAAAGTTCCATCATGCTTTCCTTTTCTTCTTAGCCTTTTTCGCTATATCTAAAGCAATAGCCGTAGCTTGCTTCTGGCTACGGCCTTCCTTCATCAACTGGCTAATGTTCTTTGAAACAGAAGCCTTGCTATAACCCTTTATCAACGGCATTAATTTTTCTTCTTCTTCGCTGTCTTGGCCGCCGCTTTAAACGCCTTAGCGGTTGGCGCACCCTTGCTACCAACCTTACGCATTTTTTCTCCTGAGCCAGCGGCTATGCGCTTTCTCTTAGCGTGGATATTTGCATATAAGCCTTTACTTGCCGCCACAGTATTTACCTGTTTTAACCTTGCCGCCTGATTTCTTTTTACCGTATGCCATCAGTTGCTGTACCTTCCTGTCTGGGTATTATTCTTGCCGCCAGTAAATAACGTGCTACGGCGGTTAAACTGCCCAGCAACGCTAGAAAAGATAGGCGCTACATAAGTGCCAAACACAGTGCGGTCAGCCGCAGGTGTCTTGTTCTTGTTGCCGTTTTTGTTGCCGTTTTTATTTGTGCTGTAATTTGCCATAATAATCTCCTGACCTAAAATAACAGATTTTTGTTTTTCTATAAAGGGCTACCACTTCGTACGGTCAGCCCAATATGCCGCAGACATTTTGCCCTTAGCGATGTTCGATGCGTGTCTGGCCTTGAATGACTTGCGCCGAGCCTTCTCAGAAGCCGTGCGGGGATTGCTACCAGCGCCGGATACGCCTTGCTGACCAAAGCGAATGGTTTTTACCTTGTCGCCCTCTTTTGCCACAACGACATGGCTCTTGGTCGGGTGGCTGGGTGTGCGCTTCGGCTTATTATAGCCGGACACCCCAGCACGTTTTAAGCGGGGGTCTGCCTTATTACTCATCGTAAATCACCTGTAATCTTGTGCTTCTAACCAGTGCCTCATATTCCTCTGGGGGTAGGCCAGCCCTAACAGCCCAGATTGCGGATAATTGCAACAAAGTCATCATCACTTCGTCAGCATCTGCATCAACAACGTGGTACAAGCCCTGAATATTCAGATCCATAATCTCAGCTAGGGCGTTTACTCTATCCTCAAGGCTATCAAGACGCTCTTCGTCATCTTGCAGAGTAACCCTGATATCTAGCTCTCTCTTCGGAAATTCAACCACATTGGTCATACGATCCACTTTCTGTTGATGTTGACTTCACGTCTCGAAGTATAACTTCTGCTGTAGCCACTAGCAACAGCACCCTGTTCTGCAAAGGTCAGCACAAAAGCATCCGCCACATCAGGACTTCTTTGCCCTCTGCGCTTCATCTCGTCTTTGCTTTCAACCTTTAGTTTACCAGTGCTTAGGTATTTATACCTTATAGCGGTAATCTCTTGGATTAGCGTGTCATCGTCAGGTATTTTTACATCCCTGCCCTCAAACCACTCTCTCGCGTTCCAGAATAGCTCGTCCCTTAGCCTGCCAAAACGCTCCTTCAGGCTGGCAGTCTCGCTGACCGATATAGCCACTGCCGGAAGGTCTAGCTCCCTCAGCCTGTCAGCCAGCCCTGCGCCAAGGCCAATAGCATCAATGTAAATCGCCTGTGGCCTGCTCTGGTAGTTGCAAGCCTCATACTCGGTCAGGACAATCCCCGCCAGCTCCATCAGGTCTTTGTTCTGCCACGTCTTAATCGGCTCTAAAAGGGCTTGCCCCTGACGCTTGGCTAAGGCCGATCTGTCGCCGCCGAATCTTGCTACGTCCAAACCCCAAACAACGGGCGTGGTAGGACTTGGCACTACATCGCGCTTGGTGGCTTCCTCAACAATGTACAGCGGCACAAGCACGTCATCAGACTGGGTGGGAAATTCGCCTAGCACCCTGACACGGTACACATTGCTGTCCTCGCCATACTTCTCAGCCATATTGGCTAAAAAGTCCTCAGAAACATATTCTCCATCGTGGCAAGAAACGGTGATATTGCTCCATAAATGGCGCATACCGTGGAAACTCTCATAGAAGAACCCGTCTGATCTGGTGGGGTTTCCGCACATCACCGTCTTAGCCCCAGTGGTAGACAAAGCACCCTCAGCCACCTGAAACACGACATCCGGCACACCAGATGCCTCTTCCACCAGAAACAGCATATTCTCGCTGTGAAAGCCCTGAAGTGCCTCTGGGTTCTCTTTGCGGCTGGTTCTTGCAACGGCAAAGCTGTCAGATGCACCTTTTAGCGATATCTTGTCGCTCTTGAACTCCAGCAGATTCTTGAAACCCTCTGGCAACTGCCTCGCCCATTTGTCTATCTCCGTCCACAGCACATCGCTCAACTGGTGCGCCGTGTTAGCCGTAACAGCCACCTTGCAGGGGTAATGCGTCAATAACCACCACAAAACCAGCCATGACTGAAACGCCGTCTTGCCAACACCGTGGCCAGACTTGATAGACACCCTGTCATTTCTTGCAACAGCGCGGAGAGCATCAGCCTGCCACTGCTGAGGCTTTGCACCCAGAATAGTCTCGACAAACAAAACAGGGTCAGCGTGTAACTGAACCAGCAAATCAGTTGTAAGCGTTTTTTTTGGATTCTTGGCACTAGCGGGAGATGTCATTCAGCAGATTCCGAAGGGGGGGTCAGTTCGCCTTCAATGGTGTTAGCCTCTAGCTTTTTGGCCTCAATCTGGGCGGCGGCAAGTTTCAGCTCGTCAACAAAGCTGGTGACCTTATGCTCGACATCAATCTTCTGGTTGTCACCGTACAGCTTAGGATACAACTTAGCGGCTCTCCATTTGTAGGTGTCCACAATGACACGAGCAGTCTGAGGGTCAATCTCGCCGCTACGCATCTCAGCAATGGTATCGTCAATCTGGTCGTCTATGCCCTGTGCGCGAAGCTCAGTAGCCACTTGGTACTTGCTACGGAAGTCGTCATCGTCCTTGAGCCACTTCCACATGGTCACATAAGACGGCATATCATCGCGCATACAAGCCTTACGAGCAGACATCCCGCTTGCAACTAGGTCAAGGAACTTGGAACAGGCAGAGGCTCTCTGAGAGGCTGTGAGGGGCTTTGAGGCGTGTTTGGATTTCTTGGTCATGATCGACATATAGCGGATGCGGTTAATCATTGCAAGAATGGGGGGATGGGAACGGGGAATTACTGGGTATGTATAATTTATATCCGCCCCCCGCGAAATTTTCAGGGGGGGGTATCCGGCGGTTTTTTGCTACCTAATCCGCGCTTTTGTCGCATAATGTGCATTATGGAAGCGATCTTGCCAGCCATAAACTAGCTAACCCCCTGTTATTATTGGATAACCATTGATTGCAACGCCTTATGGTAGTATATCCCTCCGCAATGACACCGAATCAAACCGAATCAATCTGGAAGGCGATCCCGATTCGTGCGTGCGCGCGGGTAATTATTAACTGTAAAGCCGTTAATCCACCCCCAAAAACGCCGCTAATTTTGCCCGATTCTATATAATGCCCGATTTTCGCTTGTCATATACTTAATTACAGATTAACTTGCACCTATCGTTAATCGTTAATCAGAAAGGCTTAATCATGAATATTGTAATCAACAAAGACGGTGAAGAGTTAAACGCTATCGCAATCCGCCACCAAGGCGCTGGCGATCTTATTAAACGCCAGCCGGACGCCAAGGCCGTTTATGTCATTAATCACTATGACAAAGAAAGCGATTCTTATTCATGTTCAGATTACTATGACATGAACCGCGAAATATTCATTAAATCAAACAAAACCGTTTATGTCGGTTTCACGTTTTAACCAACCCAAACAAGGAGTCAAAAAATGGATACCAACAAAAAACAATATTCAGATTACCGCGATTATTTGCAGGTGAATTTTTTCCAGCCGGAAATAATAGCTTTAATGGCTGATCCTGATTTTCAAAACGGCCTTGCAAAAATGCTTAATGCTTGCGACCAGCACGGGATAAGAATCCAGCACGCCGATTTTTTAGAGGCGATTAAATTGATGGACTATCACGGCTTTTAACCCTATCGGCTAGGCGGCGCAATGCCGCCTTGCCTTGTCACCGTCTGGCAATGCTAGGCCGTGACATGGCAAAAACGCCAGCATAGCAAAACAGAAAAGGAGTCATGCTATGAACTACACAAAAACAAAGCAAACCGCAAAAACCATGCAGGATATCGGTATCACTGATTGGAAGGAAGCGATCCGCCAGATGAACGATGGCGATTCGGATTTCTATATTGATGATTTCCGCTTTATTGCTGATCACGCAATAGACGCTATCCAGCAAGACGAACTCGAATCAGACAGCTATATTCTGGGCTGTTTTGCGTCATGGTTGCTGGCAGATGTGCTGGGCATATCAACAGAATCTGTTGAGAAAATCCAGCAAGCCAGCCCTGAGGCCTTAGGCGAGATGGTTATCGCTCAGGGCAAGGTCGCCGCCGTTCAGTATGCCTATGCAAGCGCAGATGGGTACGGGCATCATTTTGCCCATTATGACGGCAATGAGCATTGCTTTGACGGTTACACCGCTTTCAGGACTAACTAAGGGAGGAACCAAAATGAAGATCGAATTATACGAGGTAAAGCTGGTTAAAGCATGGTCACATGAGAGGGGCGGCAAATCTTTTTGCCTCCCATCATCCAGCCATGAGGCGGCGGTTCAGGCTGTCTTGAATATAGAACCATACTATAACCCTGACTGGGGCATTACCGTTTGCAAGGTCATAAACGGCAAGCGGCAAGCGGTCATAAAAGCCGCCTGATAACGATCTAGGCTTGGCGGGTAACAGTACCCGCCTTGCCCTATAAATGCCGTTTGAGCGGTGTTTATATGGCAATCCAGCCAAACATGATAAGGGAGTCGAATCATGCGAGAAATACAGCAATTAAAAGCCGAAATGATGATGATAAACGGTTGGCAAGATAAATGGGGCGAGGCCGTAAACTGGCATTTTTCTATTTGCGATGCCTTGCAGTTACGGGGCGATGATACCCCCGAATCTTGGCAATACAGGCCAGCCCTTTTCGGGGTTGATGATGAAAATTTTGATCTAGAAATTTTAAGCCACTTTAAAACAGAAACGCTGGTCAAAATGGGCGATATATTGCGCCGCTATATCATACTTTGCGAAAAAGCGGGTTTATCTTACTAGCCTTTATTCATGCCCTGCTGGCCTAGCTGGCAGGGTATATATAAAGCCTAGTCGGGCTTTAAACCGCCAATAATGGCACAACAGAAAGGGAGTCAAAATTACCTATGAGACATCTGCAACAGATGCAGGCCATGTTTGACCAGCTATTTGACGCTGACCAAGCAAAGCCTAGCCATGACCTAGCGCGATTATTGCCTAGCGATTGGCTATCGGAATCGGTTAAAAAATCGGTCGCAGAATCGGTTGAAAATTCGGTTGAAAATTCGGTTAGCAATCGGTTGAAAAAATCGGTTGACAACCACGCATAATGAATTAATCTAGGATTAACAACATAGACAGATAAGGAGTCGAAAATGTCTAAGAAAGCACAAAAATCAGAATGGGAAATTAAGCGCGATAAACAGATCGCAGAAAATAAAAAGGGCATGGCAAAATTAACTGAAAAACAGTTAATCGCCATAAAGAATGTTCGTAAATCTCTGGGCGTATCGCTTGGCAGTATATTCGAGAATCAGGACATATTGCTGTCAGAATTGCGCGAGCTAGACAATGCTTTCCATGCGCTATGCCGCCATTTCAATTTTGATCATAGCTACTGGGGGGATGAATAATGAACGCGATTGAATTTCTTGTCTGGGCTATGACCAACCCAGACGCACCCGATGCCGATTTAAAATCCAAATACGAATCGGTCTATGAAACTGACCAGCACCGCCTGCAAAGGGCGGTCGCTAAATACGGCAAGCCGGATAATTCGGTTAGCAAGCTGGTTGGAGATCCGGATTATGTCTGAGAAACTTTGCCCAGACTGCGGCGGCGAAGGCCAATGCGAATATGAAGTAGCCCAGCCAGATTACCGCTATGGCGGTGAACTGGTTGGAAAATGGATGGACTGCGAAACCTGCCAAGGGTCAGGCTATATCGAAGTCGAATATCTGCCTGTCGATGGATGCGAAGAGTGCGAATTTTACGGCGTTGCCTGCGCTGAGTGCATCCAATACGGCGAAGCAAAACAAGCATAGGACAGGGCGGCACTAGCCGCCCTTTTCTACATCCAGCCCCTGTCTATCGGGTTATCCAGCCCATTGCCTATAGCCAGCCAGTCTTTATCGGTCTGATCGGTTGCCATAAAGGCCAGAATATCGGTCAAAATAGGCTGATAATAGAACCCTTCAGCCTTGTATGCGTTCCACATCTTCTCCGCCACTGTCTCAGCATACTGCTTTTGCTTATCGGATAGTTTATTCTTACATACCGATTGCTGGCGATTTGAGCGTCTCTGAGTGCGCTTCCCTTCTCTTCTGCACCAACCCTGCCAGAAAGCCCTGCAAGAGGCGTATGCGGCCTTAAAACCGTTCTTTTCGTCCCATAACCGAATATCGGTTAATATTTCATCTGCATCCAAGCCTAAATCGGTTGCATATTGCCTATCCTGATCGGTTGGTTGCCAATCGGTTAGTTTTTGTTTCGCCCCTTTATTGGATTTTGTTGATTCTGTTCTTTGTATATCTCTGTCTTTAGTAAGTGTCTGATTTACCGGCGCCGGAAAAACCGTCGCCGGATTTTCAGTCTCCGGTGAATCTTTAACGATATAGCGGGTTTCAGAGAATTTACCCTCTGCTCTGACGATATCGCGGCTGATATACCCATACTGCTCCAAAGTTGCAAGAATCCGTCGGGTTTTATCCCTGCCCATGTCGAACCTGTTCTGCAACTGCTTCACCCTTACCTGCCAATCGTTCGGCTTGCTCAAAAGGTAAACCAACAGCCCCAGATGATCGGTTGAGAGCCTTTCGTCATTTATCAGCTGATTCGGTAAAACGCTGAAGTTATCCTTCAAGCTACTGCGTACAATTAAGCTATCACTCATTTCCGACTCCCTTAAATAGTCCTATTTCAAAATGCGCCAGCAAGCCCTTATCTTGCCAGTCTCGCATCTGGTTTCTGCCCCCATATTGCACCGTGTATGGCGCGTCAAAATTTATATAGCCCAGACGGTCAGACCATTGCACAAACAGATAGGCTGGCGTGTTGCAAGCCTCTGATAACTGCCTAGCCGCCATAACTTTCGACAGATTGCAAAAAAATGTAGGGTACTTGGTCATAAAATTATTCCGGCATCTGATCTCAATCAACGCCGCCAACGTATCCCCATTAAAAATAGCATAATCCAGATGGTTGTGAATCGGCAGTTTCTCTGCCCGTTGCCCATCTTTGCAGATCCGGCCTATGACAGCCCTTTCCCGTGCCAAGTCCCCCTCTGTTTCGTATAACGGCCTGTTCACTTTGACTGCCTTCTCTGCATAGCCCTGCGAGTGTGCATAGCCATAAGCGGTGTCATCTTAGGCAAACGCTGATTTCGGTCAGAGCCAACTGGCAACCTATCCTCAATCTGTAGCATCTGAGCCTTACGCCGCTTCAGCCAAGCTGTAAACTCTTCCACCGTCATCTCTGCCGCAGTTTTTTCCTTCATGCTCCGTCCTTCTCTCTGCAAACGCTCTCGATGATGTAAACGTAATCATCGCCAAACCTATCCCGCAGTTTTTTCCTGACCTGCATCTTGTGCTTCTGGCCTTCCCTGTTGCAAGCCGCCCTCGTCTCATAGTTGCCCTTCTCTAAGAAAAAGCACTCATTACTGCTACCATTCCCAAAGTCATTGACCATGCAAACTATCGCAATTATCTCAAACATCTGCCCAGCTCTCCCTTACCAGCATCAGCCACGTTTCAAAATCCACCTGCGCCACATAATCCATGCCAGCATAATCCGCGCTAATGCTGGACATCCTGACAAGGCAATGTATCGGTTGGCGGTCATAC